ACATTCTATTGGATGGAATAGCATCTTGAATAGAAGTATTCCCAACCCCAATAAATCTCTTTTCCTGTAGGTTGTTATTAATAGTTAGAGAAAGGTTTGTAATCTTTAGGAACTGCTGGCCGAATGCACTGAAACTCCCTCTAGAGAAAAAGAATGGCTCTAAAAACTCGTCAGATTCATAATTAAACAATAAAGTATTATCTAAACCTGCACCTCCCCTAGACTCGTAATTCTCATTTTGCTTTAGTTTATGAACGGCCCTTGTGTTTAACTCCATAGTCATTTTAACTTCTTCATTTTCATTAGCGGTCATAGTAAAACTATTGACTCTATTTCCTCTAGCGATTCGTACAAAATTAGTGTCTTCTAGCGTCGGATTAGTATTAGTATGATATGGGCTACTACTAGGTAATTTGCTAATAGTCTGCTCTAAAGAAAACGAAGGAAGTTCGTCATTATTAGATTCTTTGAATTCGTAAGTAATTGCTTTAGTTATGCTTGAAGGAGTAACAGGAACATCTAATTTTTCTATCTTCGATTGTAAATCCACATGTTTTAGAATAGGAGGAGTTAGCGCAGTACTAGAAACTCCGGTAGCCGCATAGCCGGTCTTATAGAAAATAGGCCCACCTTGTTCTGTATGGGTTTCTAAAGTTTTAGCACCCGCCCCTTGGTCGTTAGAATCAATATAAATTTCCCCAGAAGTACCCGCTAAAGGGTTGGTTATGGTGGAGTTTAGCATGGTAGCGGTTAGGCTATCACATTTTCCTAAAGCATAATAAAGCCAAGCACCGTGATTCGCCATAAAGTTTAGACTACCACCACTAGCAGATTCTATTCCCTTGTATTGGTAAGTCATGTTTCTTGAGCCGCCAAGAGCAAGGTTCATCTGTTTTACTTCTACTTCCACATTAGGAAATTCTGCACTTTCCAAAAGACCAAGCCAATTATCAGCATTTAGTCTAGCAGTAGAAGAACCAGTAGAATATCTTTGGCCAACACAAGGCGCACCATATGGTCTAATCACACAAAAATATCCGCTAGTAGCAGTAGCAGTATGGGCCGGAGTAATCTGTATAGAATTGGAAGAATTTCCCGTAATAGTACAAATAGAATTAGGAGTGGTAGCCGAACTATTGTATATTTCTACAGTGCATCCTACATAAATATCTTGCACTAAAAGGTAAGAATTTTGGAAATCTGCTACAGGAATTAGGTTAGTAGTATTACTAGTACTATGATTCAATTCTATGTATAAATGCGTTTCGGGAACGAATGTTAAACTTGCGCCGCTTCCTAAAAATATATCTGTGTTTGTCATGTTCTTCCTCTCCCTTACTTACTAACTATGGGACTGAGAGTGCGAATCGTTTTGCTTCTATGCTAATCTTATATCCGAAAATTCTTTTCTTCCTGTCATTTGATTCGTTTCTAGCCCCAACAAAAATTTGATTAAATCTAGAACCGTCGCTCGCAGTATATCCGGTGCGCTTCCCCTCAAGCACATGACGAGTAATCAAGTATAAAGCCCTTAGCCTATCTTTGCCAAAGTCAGCATCCGTTCCGGCTCTTTCATCTTGGACATGTCGAATGTGAATTGTAAATGAATAACTTTCGTTGCGTACATCATAATGTACTGTCGGATAATCTACAGTTTGGCTATCTTCAAAAATAACGATTAAGTCTTTTAATGATAAATCGTACCGACTTCCTCGGTTTGCTTCCATACTTCGAATATCAATTATATTTGGTTTACCAATATGGTCACTAGAAATTGTACCTGCGCTTTGTAGAGCAGTAGCAGAAGAAGACCATCCTGTATCTAGAAGATTAATTAAAAGACTAACTTCATCCATTATTCCATCCCCTTAAGTGCTTCTTCTAGCCTATCTTTCATTACTCTTTCCATATGTTCAGCAATCTTGGCTTCTGCATTTGCTAACATTTCATCTTCGGAAAATGTAAAGTCTACTCTTAGTAATTTAGATATCTCTAACATTTGTAGATTTCTTTCTTTTTCTATTTCTAGATATTTTTGAAATTGCTGAGAAAGATTTCCAAACATATTATCATCCAATTATGTAAACTAAATCCTTCTTGCCATCTAAGATTTCCATTGCTTCTTTCTTTAGAATATCGTACTTTTCTTTAGTGGTAATGTTTGCCCCAGTTTCAGCAATGAGAATGGTTTGGTCATCGTGTCTTAGAATCTCTGCCGCTACTAATTTTGTAGCCGCTTCGTGTATTGCCGCAGGGACTCTAGAATCTCCAGCGATATAAGAAACTATTACAGAGTTATTAGTATGATACGGGTAGTCTTGTAGGAAAAATATCCTGCCTTCATTACCGATTTTCCAAAAACTACCAATTCTTTTCATGTCTTGCTTATCTGTAAAGGCATCAATGCTAATAGAAGCAGAAACATCTCCGGAAGTTACTGTAGCAGAAATAGTGCAATCCGAACCATCTTCCCCTTCTAAAAGAGAAGAGATATTAATTTTAGTTCCATCGTCGGGGTCAGTACTTGCATAAAAGAAATCTGAAATGTTAAAATTACTAGAGCCATCTTCCGTCAAACTCTTTCTATTATCTGCTCCCGTAAACGAAGCGGTCTTGGCGGGATATTGTTCATTTATTAGAGACACTATTTCCTTAGCCGTTGTTTTAGTACCGAACTTCTTACTAAAATTAGAATCTGATAAACTCGAACCCACGCTATTACTAGCAGTAAGTGTAAATGTAGTAGAGCCATCGGGCAAAGTCAAGACAATTGTATTTAATTTTGCATAATCCAATATGGTTATACTTGCCTGTGCCGAAGCCAATTCTTTGTATGAATTCCCCTGCCAAACTTGCAAACTTACAATCTTTCTAACTTTCATATGTTGCAATTGCACAAAGCCAACATATCCTCCATAATATGCGTCTGCGGGATGCCTACTAAAATTAAAATCGTGGAATTCGTGTTCATGCCTAATGGGTCTATAGGAACGCTTTACTTTATCGTCAATCATTCCTTCTACTCTTTTTATTATAGAACCTACTTGTACTTGGGTAGGATTTGTACCAGCACCGAAAGCAGGTATCTGTAATAAATCCGATACTGCGGTTTTGTCTGTATAGAATCCCTGCCCTGTAGAATAATCTGCATTAATTGTAGTGTAGTCACTAGGGGAAAATACTGTTGGCATTTTAAGCACCTTCTTCTATCTGTTCTTTTACTGTAAAGTAATTGTGAAGTATTTGGTCTATTTTATCTGAAAGGGGTTCGTTTAATCTATACTCGTTATCTTCTGACGCACTTGTGTCTTTCATTCCTTCCTCTATCCTAGCAATGGCATCTTGGATTTGACTCTCCTGTATCTCACCATCTTTTAGTTTAAATTTTTCTCCAATTTCTTGAAGTACTGCTTCCCTATCTTCGCCCTCTAACTCGTCGGGTATCTGATTATACATTTCAATTGCTCCCCTATACATAGGTGCATCCTTTCCGTATAAATCTGAAAGTATTCCAACCTCTGTCCTATTGCCTTTTTTCTTTCCTCTATATTCGTATGCAAATGGACTTACACTAAACATTCCCTTCGGTTGGTTTTGTATTTTAATTCCATATTTTATATCTGACCTAAGTGAAAATGTAGGGCCACTTTCACCGGCTTCGAATTCCATAACTCTAAGTTGTCCCTTTGGTGACATGGTGACTTTAAACTTTTCATCCTTGAGTCCTTGCCCCCTACTTGCCTCTACTATTCTCTTTAGTATTTCTTCTTCGAAGGCAGATACCATCTCTTCCTCAAGGCTTCCATCTTCCTCTACTATTTCATCAATAAGTTTTCCAGCAACATCTGAAAGAGTCGGCTTACTTCCTAAATTAAAGGGCTCAATGTCTTCCTCCAATGTACCAATTAGGTATTCATCTCCCTTCTCTTGAGTAAAATTTCTTTCGGCGTTCTTATATTGAACATTTGGATATAATGACTGCAAAAACTTTTTTTGGTTATCTGTGTTAGAGTATTCAAATGTAACATCCCCAGTATAGTCGAATATATGAACTGTTCCGGTAGACTGTTCTTCAGTTCTATTAAACTTAATTGACATATTATTTTTAGGATTTTTAACTTCGGGATATCGAGACAGGGGTACATGAGGAATGTCTTGACCGATTTCTGCCCTTTGGGGAATGTCTTCAAAGCCCCTGATATATTCCTCGATATCCACACTAGAATCTAAATCAACATCCTCATCAGAACGCCTCTTACCGTATAGGCTATATCCTATTATTTCTAGACGCTTGGTTTTATCTTTCATATCTTCTAAAGTATAGTCCTTTACTTTATCATATATCCTACTTCTAATTAGTTTAGTTTGCTCTCCCAGCCCACCTTCCATTACTAAATCTAAGATTTTAGTATCTTCTATCTGCTCAATTTTCTTTAGACCTTCTTCCGAAAAAGAACCTTCGTCAAATTCTATAATGGTACTTCTCTGTGACCTATCTGCAAGATTGGGTATTGAATCCACGCCTTCTAATTTAAATCCATCCTTTCCTTTATTTTTACCAGTGATGGTATCTTTAATCTTTCTTTCGAAATCAGAGGGCCATTCCCTCAATTCGTTTTGTGCATTCACTACCTTAGTGGGCATTTAACCATCCTCACATTAGCCACTTAGCCCAAGCAGCACCTTTCTGAATTGCAGTACCTAGTCCTAAACCTGCTTGCGGCGGCTCATATGACATTTGTCCCTGTGCATCTAACCAATATGGGCGACCATACATGTCCTGTCCACTAGGAGGAACTGGATATCCACTTCCGTTATTAGCAGCACCTTGCATCTGTTGGAATTGTTGGGTTTGTCCTGTCAATCCCGCAATTGCCATTCCCGCAGATGGTTGTTGTCCTCCGCCGAATCCTTGAGATTCTAAAAATTGAGACTTGGCCATCTTTCTTTGATTGATGACTTCTGAATCAATAGCAGAATTCAATAGATTAAGAATATCCAACTCTATGTTTTCAGCAGTAATCTTTTCATATTCTCTAAGAGCATCAGGGTGTATTCTAATAGTACCAGTGGTATTATCTTGAACAAACTGTAGTTTAGTTAGCATTTGGCTAACTACCCTTTCGGTTACATCTTCCATGAGTTTTTCTAATGACTTTAGGAATTTATCTCCATGATATTGGAAAAACTCCTCTACATGATTATCTTGCAAAGAAAGTAAATTATTTACATTCTTGAATTGTTGGTCACTTTGTTGTTGCACTGCTCCTAAAACAGTACCGTTACTGGTTCCTAGTATTCCCATTCTTCATTCCTCCGTTTCTAATGTAGCACCTTGTTTAATCATTAAATGATTCAATCTATCTGTCAGAATATTTATTTCTCCAACGATAGTAATTGCTTCATGAGTAGCCGACTTATTATCTCCTAATGTGGGTGGTTTAATAAGCCATCCGGCAGAAATTAAACTACTAACATCTTCCTTGCTTAGTGTATTTAGTGGGCCTCTTTTAATCATCTTAGGCATTTTTGGAATAAAGGCTTTGAATTCTAGGCCATGCTGTTCTGCTAGAATCTGCTGCTGTAGCATCTCCATTTGTCTATGTATTCCGGAATGTTTAGGACAATATGTTCCTCGCATTGGCCTACCTTTAGTCACTTGGGTTAAGGGAATTGGTGGCCTCATGTAATCTCCACTATCCCATGTATGGTGCATTCCGCAAACTACACAACGGTCTTTTAGATTAAACTTGTAACTGTATTTAATTTTTAGAAAAGATTTCCTTTCCGGTGCTAAAACCTTAACTAATTCTTTCAATTGCTTCTTGGGTTTTATATTGACGCATTTGTATTCTTCTACAGGCCCACTTGCTCTTGCTCTTTGCATCGGTGGCAAAAATGCCGATGGTGCAGTTGTATTCATTTGTCCTATTATATTTTGTTGAAACATTCTAATCAATAATCCTTTAACATTGTAGTTACGCCTAGGTAGACCATTTCCGGTTGGGATTTAGCCGACACGATGTATTTGAAAGTTGGTATGCCCTTATCATTTAACCTTTGCATTCCATATTTAAAAGGCTCGAATATAGGATGGTCTTGAATCTCTCCGTCGTGACTATATTTTTTTCCCCAAATATCATATTTATTCGCCCACATTCCTACCGCTATAGGGTAGTCGGGTTCCTTTTTCTTTTTTCCATTGGGCCAAGTATTAGCACAAACGGCATCCACTAAAAACTTCCAAGCGAGTTGATGGTCTAGGTTAGCCCCGCTATCTAGATGTCTATGGTCAATCATAAAAATAATATATTTGACCTTTCTTCTTTTCATGTCGGCAATCCATTCTTTCCAATAGAAAGATTCTCCTCCAACATCTGCTGACTTTAGGGTATGGGTTTCTCCCTCGACCTTTATTGTTTTTCTAGTACCTTTGTGTAAGCCCACTGTTCTTTTTTTAATATCGGGTACTTCCCCTCTAGTTCTAAGTTGATGGTTTAAAGTAGTTTTACCTACCATTGTTGCACCATAAATGCCAAACGGAATAGCATGTATTCTTTTGTAAAATGCTATCGCCGCTTCAGTAATTACAATTGCGAAACCTGCGAGTACTGACACATTCAACCACCAAGAGTATGTGACCATGCGGATTGTAAACCATCTAAGCACCATCCTAATATGTTAATATCAAATACTCCTAATATATTCCCAATTAGAAATGACGCTAACGCCGCACAACTTCCCCAAAAATAGGCTCTAAATCTTAGAAACCAAATATCAGCAGAATGCGCTCTCTGCAAATCATACGCCATTGCGCCTTCATCAAAGCCAGTAAAAACCATGAGGATTCACCTCATCTTTCGATAGCGGCTAAGAATTCATTTCCTACGCCTTCTGTTTCTATGGTAGAAATCATAGCAGGGGATGAACCGAAATTAGTATTATGCTTATTCATAGTCTCTCGTATCTTTCCCTTCTGTTCTTCTTCCTTTCTCTTCTGATGCCAAAAATGATTTACTCTTCTTTCTAGTAGATACATTTCTATCTTTTCGTTTAGTGCTAAATCAAATACTGCCTTTAGTATCATAATAGCCCCAACGGTAATTAGGCCAAATAGTGCCGAGTGTGCTAAGGTAGTATATGGGAAATCAATCCCATAATTAGCGTAAAAAAATACATTCGCTCCGCTTACAGTCCCTACAAAAAGGATAGTCATAACTAGTCGTGTGTCGTGTTCTAATGCTGGCATTTAAAAACCTCAGTTAAATTCTACGGAGATGGCATGGCGAGTATCTCCATTAGGACTACCTGCGCTATTTGCTATTTTTAGATAGAGTCCTTCTCTAGCCAAAACACCATGCATGTCATATTCTAGATTAAGTCCTCCGGATTGTCCGTCAAAGATAATCCTTACTAACTCTGTATTATTAGTTAGAGTAGAGTCCTTAGAATCATATATTTGGACAGTGATAACATCGCCGCCACCTGCAAACCCAGTCAAATGTAAACTCTTTAGCCTACACTGATGCGCTGCTATTACTGCGCTTGCTACCAAAACTCCGCTAGACCTACATGTATCTGCCATACCAATCTCTCCATATATCCGTAATGCCGATAATACTTGAAGATGTCGATTATTCAGAATCTACTATTTCTGTAGGTTCTTCGACTTCTTCAGTTACTATTTCGGCTTCGGGAAGTATAATTTCCTTTACTTTCTTAGCGGCTTTCTTAGCCCCTCTTTTAGCACTTTTAGGTATAGAGATTTTTTCGACTACAGGTTTGGGCAATACAAAATCTACAACATTTTCTGCGGTAGAGTCTTTCGGCATTCCAAACATCCGTACAACTTCTAAAACCATTCTATCATCTAGATTAGATAATTCTTCCCTGTCTCCTTCTTCGAAGACAACAGATAGGTTGGGGTCTTGGGTCTTCATCAAACCCTTAACCGCAGATACTTCACAAGAAATTTCTCTTGTGATTTCTTTTCTATCAAAAACCAACCTACCCATTGTCGAAGTAGGACTAAGACAAATCTTAGCCATTCTAAACGCCTCAAATGTTTCCTCTTACTTCTAGTATAACATAGCCCAAGTCACTAACAGCCGCATTTGCGCCCGTTGACATAACCGTTGCACCTAATTCAAAGGTAGATTTATCTAGAAGAGTTCCTGTTCCACTAGTACCTAAAATTTCTGTAAATAGATGTAGGGTAGATTCTTGTGCTATAGGTTTAACCGAAGTTACACTTGACAATCCTAGTTCGGAGGCAGTCAATAACTCATATGTTGGAGTAATTGTAATTTCGTCATTAGTTGCATCTGCTGTGATTCCATTTGCTTCTACAGTTATTACTGTAGCAGAGGAAGCAGTTACCAGTTTAACTCCATCATTTCCACCAGTAGCAGCACTACCGATAGTAATATGTCTACCAACTACGGGCTGAGTTAACGCAGTACCGCTAGCATAAGTGATAGTCTCTGCCGAATTAACTAGATTAACTGTACTAGTTACTGCTGCATCTCTATATGCAGTTAGGTTTATTTTAGCCCTAACCATATACTCATCCCCGACCACTTTAGGGGCAGTATTGCCCTTGTGGTCTGCGAGAAATTCTACTGTGTGTGTCATATTAAACGCCTCACTGAATGTTGGTAATCTTACCTTGTCCCTTAAAGAATGAACAACCGACTTCACCAATTGTGCGGTAAAGTGCTTGGTTTCCTAGGCGACCAACACCGAATGGGTTTCCATTGGAAATACCATCTTCGAAGTATTGTGTAGGTTTCATGACAGCCAACCAAATGTGGTCAGTATCAAGGAAAAGCAAATCGCTTAGTTTGCTAGTTGCGTTTCCTGTAGAAGCCATATCCTTACAAGGAATTAGTGGGATGTCGTAGTATGTTGCAACTCTAAATCCAACTTCTGCTCCCTTAACTCCACGAACACCATTTACAGTAGGAACTATTTCCTTTCTGTCCATGAATCTTTCTTGGCTTTGTAGTAGGTCTGCAATAGACTGAATTGTATCATATCCTGTTAGAATTACCTTTGGAGAACCGCCAGCAATTCGTAGGTTACGAATCATGTTGTTAAGTAGAGTTAGTGTTAGCGAGCGAACATCTCCACTAGCATATCCGGAACCAAAGTCTACTTCAGAATCTAGGAAAGATGCTGCACTGTGCCTTTCATCTCCGTAAATCTTACCCAAGTTGTTTGTTGCGCTTGCGGTATCAGTAGCAATAACTCCACCATCAATAGCCAAAAGTTCTGCACGACTTGTAACAATCTTGTTTAGAGAAGTGTAGTTTCTTTCGATGTTTTCTAGACGGCCTGTAGATTGGTTTGTTGATTCACCATAATGTTCTAGAGGCATAAGAAGCATCATGTTTTGTGCTTCTGCGTGAGCAATTCCCATATCTTCACGCATTTGCGCTCTAATATCTCCAATTCCATCGTCAATCTTTGCCATTTCCATTGCCAATTCAGAGAAATCGAATTGATGTGCAACAGTCTTAGGACTCATAAATAGTTGAGCGTAGGTTGGAGCCATAGCACCTAGACCATCTGCCGCAGTAGAAAGTCCAGCGTTTTCTGGAACGCCACCAATTAAATCAGCAGAAGGAGCATCTGCTCCAATTCCTGAATCTGAGGTATCTGAATCGTTTACAAGTGCTTCTGCAAGTGTGTTTCCGGAGCCACCGAAAGGTCGGCTCTTTAGAACTCTCCATCCCGAAGAAGAATAAGGTCGCTTTGAAATCATTGAAAGTGCATTTACTTCACGGTTTAGCATTGACCAAACTTTCTGTCCGTAAAGAACATTGTAAAGTCCGGTTGTTGTGGAAATTCCAGTAACGCCACTTGCGGCAGCGTCGGCAATATCGTGAGCACTATGTAATCCCTGTACTACTCCCGCTTGCTTTAGAATATCGTTGCCGCCAAATGCGCCAGCCATTCCGTATGTTTGTGCTTCTAAGTCTCTAATTGTGTTAATATATCCCATTTAAGATTCCCCCTCAATTTCCAGCGAGCCTGTTTAAGTCGGCCCATGACATGTTTGCTACATCATCCATAGATGGTAGTGCAACAGATGGTGTCTGCTGTGATTTGAGAATTTCAGATTTTCCAGTAGAGAATGACTTTCGTAGGTCAGCCAATTCTTCCTTTAGTGCGCTAACTTCAGACTTTGCATCATAGTTAGCCTTTGAAATGATAGTGTTTCTTTCAGAAACTTCAGACTTAAAGCGGTTTGCAAAAGTCTTTTCTAAGTTACCTAGAGCAATCTTCTCTAGTTGTTCTGACTTGTATTCCGAGTATGCTTTCTCGATTACATCAGGGGAAAGGTTTAGTGAAGTAATTTCACCATTGTCAAAAGCCTTGACGACCTTTGCTTGCTTTTCTCCTACTGGCTTTCCGCCACTAATTACTACACGGTCTGCTGGTTCTCCAGTTTCCATATGTAGTGTGGTCTGGGCCTTTGCTTCTTCATCCATGTATTCCATAGTTTCCTCTTCAGTGTCCATCATTTCTGAGTCCATCATTTCTGCGTCTTCCATAGCCGCAGGGGATTTCTCCTCGTCTTCTTTCCTTAGGGTATTGACTTCCTCTAATAGAGTGTCAAGTTCCTCAAGTGCTTTTTCTAGTTTGTCGGTCATTTTCGTTCCCTCTTTTTCTTGTTTCAAAATATCGAATTTCGCTTCCGGATTAATTCCTTTTTCGCAGATAGTCACTTCGTGTAATTCTAGTTTGCTAATTTCGCTGTATTCGCCTAATTCCGAATGTTGCTTTTTAACTTTTTGAAGTGCCTGTCCCCCTATGCTAAAAGACCTTAATGTTCCTTTGCGAATTCCCCTGTTTATTTCTTTGGCTTTTTCGATGTCATCTCTTAATTTTATTACTACAAAAAATCCCACATCATCTACTTCGGTTTTCCATATTTTTCCATTTTTATCTCTATATGATTTTACTACTTCTCCTACTTGGACATTTGAATGGTTTGTCATTACATTTCTAAATTTTGATTGCTCCATGTAATTGTTTACTGCATCTTGTAAGGCTTTGAGTGTGATTAAGTCATTCTGTTTATCAACGATTTCTATGCTTGCATATCCTCCAATCATTAAATCGTCTTGACTTTTGAGTATTTGGAAGTCATTTTCTCTATGCGATAGAACAGCAGACCCCATTTTCCTCAACTCTTCCTTTTTCCATTTGGTATTTAATACTTTATGGTTTTTCTTTATTTATTACTAACTTAGAATATTTATCTTCATTAATATCCCAAAGTCCTTCGTCGCCATCTTTATCTGCCGCAGTTTGTTTATAGCCAGTCCATGCTATCCAAATTTTCTTATTATCCATAGGAACTACTCTAAAGTGCATTTTGGTTTCAAATTTATTTCCTCTGAGGAAATATTCATGGTAGCCTTCTCTTTGAACGCCTAACTCTATCTCTCCTTCATCAATGGTTTTAGAATTGGGTGAAATGTTAGTAGAGACTTCGGAAGGGAATTTACCCGCCTTACCAAATAGGTCAAATATATCATCATCTGAATTAATGTCTATTGTCCAGTACATCGTTTCTTCTGAAAGATTAATTGCTAAGGTTAGGTCATCATCCTTCCTAGAATATACTTTGAACTCCCCTTTTCTATATTCCGAAGGGGTCTTGTAACTATCACTCAACATGATTTTGTCGGAGTCTGCCATGAACTTCTTTTCTTTATGGTTGTAGGTTATGCCATCTCTAGAATTAAACCACTCCTCTAATCTAGACATGTCTCCTGCCTTCTGTACTCCTAATACGCTATCATATAATCTTCCATGTTCCTTAACTAAGAAATTATGTAATTCTTTTATTGACATGGGGCCCTTTTCTTTTAATGCTTGAAATGCTGCTACTGTTAATTCACTTTGCTTAGTTTTCATTATATTCTCGGCATCGGTTTTCCAAGAATCTAAATTCATCATTGCATGTTTAGACATTAGGTTATCCTTTTCAAATTCGTAGAAAGTAAACCCATCCATAGATTTTAATATCGCTTCTCCGTGAACATAGTCTGTAACTAGAATTCCTTTCTCTAATGCCTTAGTCTTAAATTTCAAACTCTTTTTAGTTTCTTTAGATAGCATTTCCAAAGTAATTATTTTATCGGGGTATTCTACTTCGGGTATTTCTATAACGGTGGAACCGTAAATAGTATATTTCTCACCATTGAACTTAACTTCATCTACTTTAACTCTAATAATATCTCCAGTATCTACATCTATTTTGGTATTGTTAGCCTTACCAACATCCATGTATTTTATTTTGTCTAACTCTCTAATGTGTCTTCCTTCGCCTTCTGCTGGCCCTGCACCTAAAGTGTATGAAAACATATTTGATTTTGTTTTCTTCTTATCTAAAACAATTAAATCTAAGTCTACGAACTTCTTCCATTTAATCCACTTTGGGTTTTTCTTAGTCCCTATGTAATAGGTAGAAGTAATGTCCTTTATGACTACCCCTTCAGCAGTGGGCATCCCCATAATAGTTTCACTATATTCTTTAATGTCCTTTAGATTGTCAGCAATTCTAGTATCTTTCTTAGAAGGGAATGCTAGGCTCTCATCCGAGTGCATAGAATAATTATTGAATAGGATATCTATTCTTTCTCTAAGTTCTTCTCCTGCCATACTTCTTTCTTCATGTCTCATTATATCGAATACATGTGCCCTTAATGTTGCATCGGGGTGCTGATTTTTAAAAACATGGGCAATTGTATCTGCTCTATGTAGTGCCTCTTCTTCATCAAATAGGATTAACTCTGCATCTAAAATACAATCTCCAAAGTTTTTCTTTTTCATTACTTCGACTTGGGCCTTGCATTTATCAGTAATATCTTTTTCATTATATGAATAGATTTTAATTTTATTATCTATCTTATGAATCTGTATTCTCATGCCGTCATATTTTTCTTGTACGACCCATTCTCCACTAAATCCCTGTAGTTCGTTAATATCTTCTAATTCAAATATTCTATACATTGGCTTGTTGGGAATAATGAAATCTACTACAGCCTTTTCTTCTTGAGATTTCTCAGCCTTCTTTAATTGTACGCCTAGTAACTTATTCCAATCTTCTTCAGTGTTCTTGGATAAGAAAAATAATTTCAATAGAGAAAGGCCATTCTTAAACTTACTTTCAATCTTTTTAGAATCTTTACCGTCTCCGTAATGTTCGGTAATATAAAGTGGGATATCTTTAGGGTCTAAGTCTAGACCTTTCAATCCAACTGTAATGTCGTCGGGGTCAATATCTTTGATGTCATATAATTTATCCGGTAGGGTTTCATCATCTGTTCTCAAAGCATAGTGAATAAATTTAATCATAACTCCACTATCTCCCATTAAGGCTTCCAAAACATTTCCTTTGAAGCGTTTTGCAAATGGGTCTTGTACTTCATCTGATTCGAAGCGTAGCATTTTAATTGCGTTGTAGACTTCTGAAGCAGTAGGGCTTTCGGGATTCATAGCATTTTTATTTTCTATGATATCTCTTGCTAAGTATTCTTGGAGTTGGCCACCCAAGTAATCTACATTATCATATTCGTCTCTAATATCTTCTATTGCCTTTCTCCATCTAGACCCGTAGTTCTTAGGGTCACTCTTAGCGGAAAGATAGGCTACTCTAGTCTTTTCAAAAAGTGATAGTATTTTGCTTGAGACGGATTCAGTTTCCTTCTCAAATAGAAGGCCGGTTAGTGGCATAATATCACTTTAAAACTCTGATGACATTGGTAAGTCCAAGACCTTCTATTAGTGCTATTCTTGTTTGTAATTCAGAAGTCTTCATTGCTTTTATCTCCTTTAGAGTTCGAGAAATAGTCTCAATTTGCTTCTTTGTCAATCTTGCTTTCTCTCCTTCTAATAACTCTAGACCGATATTAACATTTAATCCCGTAATGGTAGATAATTGTGTTCTTAGAGTGATGTCTTCTTTGGGGTCTACTGCTTTCTTAATCTTATATTCCTCTTCTACACCTGCAAGACCAAATCCTTCTTTATCTTGATTAGGAACTTTGATAGTAACATTTTCAGCCTTTGGTCTTTTGACCTTAACTAATTCTTCATCTACTTCTAATGGCATACTGTTCCTAGTTTCTTCTAGTAGAGTTTGCTTTGCAATTCTAGCGGCTCTAATAGCCTGTTCAATTTTTGCTTCTTCTGCTGTCATTCTTGTTGGCATTTTACTCACTCCATCTTCTGAATAATCTTTGCCATGTCATCGAAGGACATGTTCGCTACATCATCCATGTTAAAAGTAGAAGCCGCCTTATTATTCATTGAAGGTGTTGGGCTGTTAGTTACGACAAATCCCGATTTCATCAGAACATTGTCATTATTGTATGCTACGCTTTCTAATTGCTGTACTCGGTTCACTAATTCTTTTAGCAAGAGTAATACTTCGTTTTGTTCTGTCATTTAATCACCTTTTTAGAATGCTCTCATATCGGAATCAATTAATCTTTCATTATATTCGTCTATAGTTTCTCCCATTTTTGGAGGCAACTCTTTTATTTCATCTTTCTTAAACTTGAAATCCCAAGCGTAATTAGAATCTCCTTTCCAAGTTCTATCTTCTAAAGGAATATACTTTTCAAAATCGTCATAAGTGAATTTTTCATGAAGAAGGTTTAATTTATCCCTTCTATCAGTTCCCTCCATAATATCTTTTATGAGTTTAATGAATTCTTCCTTGCGCCCTGCTTCGGTCTTAGAGGATTTAGCATCTTGGCAAATTCTAACTGCTTCATTGAATACTTCTTTAATTCTTCTAACCACGCCCTTAAATTCTGAAGGGAAAGGAACATCGCCATACATATAATCCATTTCATAATCATTAAGATAAGCATGAGCAGTGCAAAATGTCAAAAGGTTGGTATCTCTTTTCTCATCCGATTCCATACTATGTACTTTAACTGTTTGATTAAAAGGCTCTAATTCTTTTACAAGGTGTTCTTTACCAGCCCTACACATTCTTTGCAATTTATATTGCATTGAATGACCCTGCAAAGGTTCCATCATTCGACCCAAAACAGGGTTTTTCATCTTTAATACATTCTTCCAACTCATCTTAAGTCCCCTCCTTTCTTTGGATATACTAATTTTCGAATCTGCCTGTAGAGGGTTTCATACTCTTTACGGAGTTTGCTGGCAGTGGCTAATATATCTAGATTGCTCTCATCCATAGTCTCCATCTTCTTAGATAGTTTTTCATCAGACTTAATTAAATCCAATTCCTTCATCATGTCTAACAACTCACCCAATCTAGTAAAATCTTGACCGAAATACTCTGATGGCTCTGCCGCCTGTAAAGTTTTCTTCAAGGCCTTCTTTTGCTTCTTATCTAACGACGATAGTATGTCACTTTCCGCCTTTGCTATATCTTCATTGTACCAATTCCAAGTCATGAGAATCTACTCCTTTTGTTAATTTTCTTCATTTTTCTTTTGAGTTGTAGTGCCCTATAAACCAACTTCTGAATGTCATCTAAATCGTCTTCGGTGGATGATGGTTCTTCCATCCCTAGTTGAGATAATAGATTAGAAAACTCTTCATCATCTTCCATAGTAACTTGCTTTGCTGCATTTTTGAGTCTTCTTTCTATTCCCTGTTCGTGCTCTTTAGCATATTCTTCTGCTTCTTTCATTTCTACTTCTAGTTTCTCTGAAAGTTTCTGCATAACTTGTTGGAATTCTGTTAGGGCGTAAATGTGTTGTCTGAAGACACTGCCTTCCATACCCTTCGGGTTAATTGTCCTACTCCTAGAACCGATTGGTTTTTTAGATTCCTCTATTTTTTCGGGCTTAGTTGATTCGACTTCTTCCATTACTTCTGCTATAGTCTTACCCTTTTCTTTTGGATTGACAATATCTAATTGAACTGTATAATCCTTAATTCTCTTTTGTAACTTATCTAGTTGAGAAATCTGCTCGGATACTTGTCTCTCCATAGCGTCTGTAAACTCTTTTTCGTCGCCTACTCCCTGCGCCTTATACCTGTCTAACTGTGCAACGCCCTTATCAAATTCTTCAGCAACTATGTCTAATGCCTTTTGTGACTGATTAACTACATCTTTAATTTTTCCGTAGGCGGTTCGGTTTCCGTCAGAATCCGTCTCCTTTGCATCTTCGTCGAAGTCCTTCATTTGTTTTTTAGCAAATTTTAATTTTTTCTGAAGTTCTTTACCTCTTTCAGATAATTCTTCGATTTTTTCTGTTGTAGAATCAATACCTTCTTGAAGACTCTTATTATATTCCTTTACCTGTTGGGCAATATCTATGTCCTGTAGGCGAGAAATGGTATCTTCGATAGCGACCCTTTGCTC